CTTACGTCTTAAAACTTCTCTTTCAAAATCAATTTCAGCAATAAGTTCAACAGCTGTTTTAGAAGAAATACGACCTCTATCATAAAGTCCTCTAATTTGTTTTTTAAAATCGTCAGTCATAAAACCTCTAACAGGAGAAGAACTAATATGAACATCGTTATTTATATATTTTATATGGGATTTATTTTTTTCTACAATTTTAATTACCAATTCTTTTATAATCTGTTTAAAATCTTCTACACCAGTTTTAACTTCTTCTATAAACGCTTTAGGATTTAAAATGGATTCTCTACGACTGGTAGAAGTAGCTTCTACTACATCTATAAATCCCAAACCAGACAATATATTTCTTTCAGCTACAGCGAATAATTTACCATCAAAAATATCTGATATATTTGGAATTAAATGTTTAATTTCTTCATCAAAATTAGTAGCTCTAATAGGAGATTTAACTTGATGTTCTCCTAAATTAGTAGATTTCATTGTATTCATTAAATCTTGCATTTGTTTGATTGTTTGTTTTAATTCTTCGTTGGTATAAGATTTAATATGGTCTCTAGCTAAACCTTCAGTTCCTTTTTTAATTAACATCATATAAGGAATAATTTGGTCAAGAATTTCAGTTTCTTTTTTCTTTAATGATTGAACAATTTTCCAATTATGATAAACACCACGTTTAATTAAGAAAGGAGTAGGATATTTATCAAACCACCTACTATAAGGTTTAGTAATTATAACATTTTTATCTAATTTTTCTTGAGCTTTACTTCCTAGATAATAATCGTAATTAACAATCTTTAAATTTTCATCTTCTTCATTTTTATCTTTTGCGTATATACTTTCTCCGTCTACAAAAAACATTTTAGATGGTACAATAACATTGTCAATAGTCTCCCATTTAGATATTTTTAAAATTGGGAAAGAGGAATATTTCCACCTTTCTTTAAAATATTCTTTTGCCAATGGTTTAATTCCAGAAGGAATTTGTCCATTATAAGATATATTAACAGTATCAAGCCATTTCTTTAAAATTTTAGTAAAATTTTCATTTTTTGTTTCAATCATAAAATTTACAGTAGCTGTATCTACTGCAAAATCTGTTAAAGAATCTACTAAACCAGACACGTCATCTTCTAACATTTCCCTAACAGCTTTAACTCTATCTCTATAGCCAGAAGGAACTACTATTTTCCTTAATAGCATACTCATTACAAAATTAACAAATAAACCAGGGTCATTATTATTACTCATATTATTTCTCCTTACTTTTTATTACCAATTAATTGCTCCAGTTCCCCATTCTGTATTAAGGGGTTTAGTTAAATTAAAATCTTTTTTTAACCATTGTGATATTGAAAAAACACGAAACGCATCGAATAAATGGTCTCCACTTTGACAAACACAAGCATAAGTTGTTCTTGTTCCAGATTGCATTGATATAACCGAACTTAATTGAACATCAAGTTTAAAATCTTGAGGAATTTTACATCTTCCTTCGTAAAGTAATGATTTTAATCTTCTTACCGACCATTCAGACATATATTCTTGCTGGTAGACAGGTAATCCTTTCTTAAAAATTATTTCTCCTTTTTCATCTTTTTGAAAATCTATATCAATCTTTTTACTTCCGTCATACCAAACTAAATTTTCTCGAGGATAGATTTTTTCTAATCCACGATAAATTGCTCGACCAGTTCCGTCTCCACAATCTATGCCAATTACATTCGCATTTGTTTTTTCAATGAGCCATTTAAAAACTTGTTCTTGCTCGTCATGTTTTAAATTATATAAGACAATATTATAAAGATAATGATAATTATTTTCTAATTCAGAAAGTATAATTATTTCAGTTCCAGCTGATTCTCCAATATCTGAACAAATGAAAATTCTTTCAGCATTTTTTGGTCTTTCTACAATAATATAATTGTTAAATCTTGGATATTTTTTTTTAGTAATCTCAAATCTTTTTACTTTTCTTTTTTGAAGATAGCAATTTTCTCTGACTCTTTCCATGTCAAATTCTGAAACTCCATCTTCAACAATTTCTCCTTTTACGAAAACTCTATAACCAATTGAATCTTCTCCACCATATTCTCTTAATCTATCTTCTTTTTCTTTTTCATCCCAAAATGGATTAACATATTGAGGAAGATTAACAACTTTACATTTATTTTCTGGATTAAAAAAAGCTTTTCCAGTTGGAGAATGTTTAGTAAAATTGCTCATTCCAGAAATTCTTAAAATAGCTCCAAGTTCTGATAAAGATTCTTTTCTTTTATTATAAACTTGCTCTGTTTCAAAACTAGCTTCTTCAATCCATAATTTTTTCATGTGTTTACCAAAGAACTGGTTTCCAGGATTTTTAGCTTGAAGATTCATATTGATACCTTCAAGCAACCATCCGTTTTTGGATACAAATCTATAATTAGGAGCCGTTCTAATACTTGATTTCCAAATATTTAAAATAGGATGATTATCTATAGCTTGTTTTACAGCATCCAATACTCCTCTTAAATGTATAGCATCTATAGAAGCAAATCCGCACCAAAAACCATCATCATGTATCATAGATAGGGGAATATCTAACTTTTCGGTACATAATGTTTTACCATATTTTCTAGCTCCCAAATTATAAACATCGCCAACATCTTTACGAAGTTTGAATTGTTCTTTTTCATCCAATTCTTTAACTTCTTCATCAATAATAGATTCATGAGAAATAAATGGATATTGATATAATCTTAAATATCCAAATTTTTCCTCGTTAAATTCTGCCAAATTGTCAAAATTAGAAAAGAGAGATTCTGTAATACAAATAGGATTATTTAAATCCTCCATAAAACAGAGTTCTTCTTCATTTATTTTTTCTAAAAGCATGTATTTGATTTTGTAACGTAGTCAATAACGGTAGGGTGGATTGGAAGTATTATTTTTTTAAATTTAACTTCTCTATAATCCACAATACATAATCAGGACTGCAACCAAGAACTTTTGCCACGTCTTCTTTAGTTATTTTGCTCTCTTGGTACAGCTTTATGAGATGTTCATTGGCGAGTAATTTATCTTTAAAGAATGGGTGTTTTAATGCTTCCCATGCTTTAGTTCTAATTTTAAGCATTATCATCTTTGAACAATGAGGACAAACTAAAGTTCGAGAACCCTGATTTTCCTCTCTCCACTTTTTGAACTTCTTATTAAGCTTTTGAATATAAGCAAACGCATCTGTCTGCTTTTTGTCATCAAATATACCTAACTTTTCCTTGAGAGTCAATATTTGATTCTGTAACGTATTCAAAGAATCGATGACATGTTTAGGGGGAATACCATCACTTTCACCGATTTTTCTTTGAATTTTGCGTTTTAAAATCTCGTTGTTAATGAGCGTTTTTAAATCTTCTAAATCACTAAATTTAGTAATATGATATTTATCTATATAAGAACGTAATAATTCGTTAGCTTTTCTTGCTTCTGAACTGGATAATCCAACCCATTCTGCTTTATAAAGTTTGTCTCTTTCTAAAGATTTACGAGCCACATCTTCCAATTCTTTCTTACTTAAACCCTTATATTGAGTTAATTTCTGTAATTGTTTAACTTTTCTTTCTAATTTTGTCATACCTTACCTAAAAAAACCCCCACCTTTTAGAGTGGGGTTAAGATTTATATAAAATATAAATACAATATGTTGCTAAAGATAGTATTCCCCTATTCTTTTTCACAATATAAGTATACCATAGCTAGAGGTCACCTGTCAAGAGTAAGGGATATAAAATAGGCATTGTGGCACAAGAGCTTATAGAAAATATAAAAATCGCTTTTTAATTCATTTTAAAAACACTCCTTTTCGTACTAAATTCGGCACTATCGTACCCTTTTCCTTTCCTCGCCTACTCGCTTTTATCATATTATCTCCCTATCGGTCAATAATATTAATAAAATCCGAGATTTTTTCTAATAATGTCTAATAACTTCGTTATAACTAAATTAGGATACATATATACAATTCATTTAATCCACATTTTTGTAGATTTTCTGAATTGTAATCAAAATAAGACACATTTGTATCTTAATTATATTACAATAATAGAAAAGTACCTTAAAATCTACCTTTTATGTTATAATAACATGCCTAATTGCCAATTTGTCCACTATTCCTAAATGTCCACTAAATAACGGACTAAATATATACACTTATTTATAACTATGTATAATTAGGGTAATATTGCCAAGTTTTACTCCATTTATATCTCCTAATTGGAAGTAGTATTTCCACTATATCTTGAAATATCTTAATTAATACTTTAAATATCTCAATATATTGAGTAAATTATCACCTAAAGAGATAATATTATCACCTACGGAGATAATTAATACTCATTCTTCGGCATTATATTCCTTTTTAATGCGTTTCCGTTTATTTACCGTTATTTAACTCCTTTTTCACCGTTAGGAAGGTACAGTAGAGTAAATATGTGTCCGTTTTTGTCCGTTTGCCAATTCATACCCCTACGGCTTATCTTTCCTAACCTCTTGATAATCAAGGTTTTACTTACCTTATAACCATTATAGTTATGAGGGATATATAATTTTTTGGCAATATAGATTTAAACCTGC